TGAACGTTATTTTCAATAAGGGCTTTTAATATATTTCCTGATGTTGTTGGTAAAATTTCTATTTTACCCATTACTTTATCTCCTTCCCAATAAGTTTCTCTAATTATATGGGATACATTTTTTAAGGATATAATAGTTGAATCGGGATGGTCTAATTCACCTGTTGCTCTATTTTCTTCAATAACTTGGTTATACTTATCCATTTCCCTTTCCCATAACTCTTTAGGATAATATCTACCATTACCATTTTTTACTTCAGCGGTTGCTAAAATACCTACAACCATAGGATTACCAGATGGTGCCTTTAAACCTTCGGTAAGCTGTATGGGGGCAACTTGAAATGGTATGGTTTCAATTAATACCTGTTTCATTATTTTTTCAAATCACCGTATCCGCTTGACTTATATTTGCCTTTAGGGGCAACAGGTTCTCCCATTCCTACTGAGTCTTTAGTATATCCAATTCCTTTAACACCAAAAGAGGCATTTGTATGGTAATAGTTAATATCCTTAGCCATGTTTTTAGCAACAATAGCTTTTAATTCTTCTACTGTTTTTTTAGCATTTTTAGGATCACCCATTTCGGTCAAATAACCTAATAAGAATGATTGGCCATATAAGTTATCAATGTTTTTAGGATCATTATTATCAAATTGATGATCTAAAGATGCTTGAACATCTTTATCGATTTTTTCAAACTCGTTTTGGTCACCATATTCTTTAGTATTTTTAACACCAATTGCTTCTTCGATTTTTTCATTAAAAATTTTAAACCAGTTAGGTTGAGCTTTAGAATAGGTAATTACTCCACCAGCAGCTTCATTTAAAAGACTTTTACTTTTTAAAATGTGAATTGTTGTGGTATAATCATTGCCTGAAGTGATATATTCAGGAAAAAGGTTGCGAGCCATTTTTAAGAAGTGGTCTTTATTACCTTTACCTTCTTTTATTAATTGATATTCTTGTTGTAAAGTTTTCATTTTGTTATAAATATTAATAATAAAATAAAACAGCTCCTGTTGATAAAGAAGCACTAGTTACAAAAATAGGTACTGTAAATCCTGCTGGTATAACCATAGGAGCAGCAGCTGTTGCTAAAGTGTTTCCTTGAAAATCTTTCAAACCAGTAATAACAGCATTTGAACCTGATACTACTGTAAAACCAGCATAACTACCGGTTGTTGTTGTTGATATTACTATACCTGTTGAATTTGCGGGGATATTTGCCATATTATTGTTCGTTAAATAAGTTTATTAAATCGTTTAAATATTCTTGTGCTAAATCAGTGCCATAAACTACGGCATATGAATCAGGATTATTTCTATAATAATCAATTGTTTTATTTTTTGCTTGTTGCATCATTGGAACTAATTGATTTAATTTATCTTCTACAGCATCAAAACCTAATAATCTACTTTTAACGAATTTCCTTCTAGCAGGATCATTAATTTGCATATCATCAAGAAATTGTTCTGTATCTTCAACTTCTTTTAAAGGGTTTTTTATTAATGTATATTTAAAATCTGTTACGTATTTATTTTTTGTTACACCTGTAGGACCAGCTTTAGGACCAGGACCAAATGTTGCTCCAGGACCTTCAGTTACTTTTTTAAATCCTGCTTGTGTATAAGCACCGTAAGTTGATTTACGTGGGGATGGACCTGTATGATTTTCTCCCTCACCACCTGATATAAATCCTGAATTAGAAGATATGCTAGATATTTCATCTAATTTATCTTTAATAGCAGCATATTGATCAGGATAATATTTACGTAAATGGGTTCTAAAACTATTAAATATCTGTTTTAAATTATCATATAGCTTTACTACAACAGCATCATCTTTTCCACCAGGTGATTTAACTAAAGCAGATAAAGCAGTAGTAGCATTATATAATTTTTCTAATGAGTCTGTAAAACTAGCTAATTTAATAACTTGACTATTAACAGAACCTGTTTCAGGATTCACATCTATTGTTTTAAAATAAGTTTTTAAATCAGCAGAAAAAAAATCATTTTTCATGTCCATAGGGCCATAAGTTTTTTCCACACGTTGTATTAACGCAGGATCTACTTCTGTAGCTTTAAGAGTTTCTTTTGCTTCCGCTATTTTATACTTAAATTTACCCATTTACTTTAGTAAGTTCTTCTAACAATTCGTAATATTGTAATAAATTAACTAAATCATCATTACCTACCTTAGCTGTTTTACCTAAAGGAGATAACATATTATTAACCTCATTTAGTTTAATTTGAATAGCTTTATCAGTTACTTTTTTAACTTGTTTAGTTAAAGTAGTTTTAATTTCTGTAATTTTGTTATTATAAAAATCTCTTAATTTAGGAGTTGAATCAACTGAATTGATAAATTCTTTTAATACTGTTTTTTGATTATCATTTAATGAAGCATATTTACCATTAAATTTCTCTAATAATACTTTATAAGTTAAAATACGTAAATCTTTATCATATGATTGGAACTCGGTCAATAAATCGTCCTCAACCTTTTTCTTATCAATTGATTTCGTTGTTAAATTTTCTAAAATAGCAATTTTATTAGAAATAATTTGGTCGGGAGTTGATAACATTTCGCTATTATAAATTTCTACTAACGTATATAAAGCAGCATATGATTTATAATTAGGTAATTTAGTTTTAAAAAATTCCTCTAAATTATATTGTTTAGAAATTTCTTGAATTAAATTATATTTTTGTCTTTTTAGAGCTCCTCTATTTAAATTTTTAGAAGATTCAATAACTGAATTAATTACAACTTCTGCTTTACCTTCTGTTAAATTTTTATATTTAGTAATGGTTTCGTATAATTTATATTCTCTACCTAATTCAGTTTTAACAAAATATTTTTTTAATATATTAGTTGCTTTCGAGTCTTTACCCGATAATGTATCCGCCGTTATTTGTCTCACCAACAATTCAAACAGGATTCCCGTATTTTTATACTTAGAATGTTTAATGTTCATTCCCAAAGGTTTTGTTATAAATATATAAAGATTCTTATTCCTTTAACTTACTTTCATCTAACAATGAATCTCCCAACGTTGAAATTTCAGCCGTTACTCTTTTGCCTAAACTTTCAATTAACGTTTTGTTTTTAAGATACACTTGTTTTGCTTCTAAAGCTAATGGAGAACCACCTTTGTATTGAGGACGGATTGAATCCGATTCGTTATCATCATTTTTCATTCCTTTAGCACCTAATCTATCCTTACCAAAATTATCATCTTGTGTATTACGAGTTGTTGCTTTTTCCTCAGGACGTCCTAACTCTAAATCATCACCATATCCTACGGGAACATTTTCGGGTTCAGAATACATTCTTCCTTTACCATAAAGTGAAGCCAAATCGTGTGGTGTTCCATATGATTTACCTGATACTTTAGGGTCGTTACCTTCCTCAGCAATTTGATTATAACGGAAAGCACGTTTTTGGTCTTCAGCTAATAAATCTCTGTATTCATCGTACTCATCTTGGCTAAAGTGGAATACATTATCATAAATCCAATCAGTAGGTAATAATTTAGCTTCCATAATCTTTTGAGCTAAATCAACCTTTTGGGTTAATAACGCAATTTTTTCCTGATCATATATAATTGAAGGGGTTGTTAAATCTAACTCAAAGTTAGTTAATTGTTCACCTGTATATCCCTGAGAGTATAAATGAACTAAAGCAATTTTATATAATTCAGATAATGTAATACGCTGAATACGGTCAATTGTACGAGCAAATCTAATATCTTCTGCTGCTAATGTTGCTTTACCACTTAAATCCTTATCATAACCCATGAATGCTTTGGGTACTTTAAGGGCAGCAAATAATTTATCACGTAAGTAAGTAACATCTTGAATACCATCATATTGTAAACCAGGAGTGGTTTCAATTTTAGTAGTAGTATCATTACCTCTCATTGGAATATAAAAGTCTTCCAATAAATTTTGCATGTTGTATTTTAAGTTATACTCACCTGTTTGGTTATCCATTAAAGGAGTACGCTTCATAGTAGAAATAGTTTTCTGCATGAAATTTTCTACCTCGTTTGGAGGAATAGAACCAACGTTAATATAAAATATACGGCGATCAGGGCTACGTGAAATTCTATGAATTAACATAGCATCTTCCATCAACACATATTGTTTAAAAATACGACGAGCTGGTTCCAAATATGAACGACCATAAGGTAAATAGTTAACATCTGTTAACAATCTAAAGTGAGCTACCTCATAATTATCAAAATAAATACCAATTTCTTTATCTCTATCAAAAGTATTAGGAACACCATAATAACCAGAACCACCAGCATAAATACCTTCTGGTGAATATCTAAACCTTACAGCATTAGGATGTTCGGGATCATAATTTTCTTGCCTTTCAATATGGTAAGCGGTGTAAGGAATTACATTATAAACACCATATTTTTCAGCAATTTCTAATTTAAGAAAAAAATCACCATATTTACACATTTGGCGAATCCAAGACCATAAATTAAATTCAATATTTAATACATCATAAAATAAATTATAAAGTATTTGTTGAATA